TACCTGAAACTGTGTAATCAGTCGTTGGTCTTTGTAAAACCCCATTTAAAAACACCATAATACTATCTACATCATTATTTATATTAGTTAAAGTAAAGGCTTGTGTAGAACCATCACCTGTAGCATTTGTTGTTGTGGGTTTAAGTGCCAAAGTACCAGCAACAGCAGGTACTACAACTGTAACACTTCCACCACCATAATTAGCGTGTGGAGAAGCTTGTATTTGTGTATAATGAGCGTTTGATGATTCACAATATAATTTTACTTGTGATTCTGAACCGTCATTTTTTAAGTCAATAATACCAGATTGTAAAGTAATTCTATCATTACCGCCAATCTTAATATCTATTTGATCGTCTGTATCAGCAGTGATACTTGTATCAGCATCAGCATCTAAAATTAATTCACTAGCATTTAAATCTAAACTAGTAGCAACAATAGCAGATGTTAATGTCTTATTTGTAAGAGTATCAGTAGTATCTCTGGCAACAACTGTATCTGTCGCATTTGGAAAAGTTAAACTATATAAGTCTGAACCGTCACCTAATTTGTTATAGATTTCATTAAAATTATCGTTTGCTATATCACCACCGGCACGTATTGTACTACCTGTACCGTCGTCAGCAACTGTTCCGATATTAATTGTTTGTTTTGCCATTGTACTCTCTTAAATCTTTCTAATATTTATACATTTATTTTAAAATGTTTTGTCAAAAGTCAAAGTTGTATCATCAAAAGTAGATGATGTTCTATCGAATGTCAAGCCAGGTAATGTAGCTTTAATTTCTGTCGGCCAAGATATATAAGTTTTTAAACTATCATTATTATAATCATCTAATTGAAATACCTCACCATCTAAAGATGTATCGTTAATACCTATAAATCTATGATCTGCCCAATTAATCATTTTCATAGGTGAAATCATTGTTGTCGTACCAGGACCACTTGCCGTAAAAGCAGTTGTTCTAGCATTTGTATGTGAACCACTAAACATATTATTTGTGCCAAATGGATTATCATATATGTCTAAAGTTTTCATTCTTGGACCAGCATATGCGTGACCAAACTTATATTCTGAACCACGAATTGTTTGACGTACAATCATTGGGAAAGATATTTTCATCTTTCTTGTAAGTGTTACATCTCTTGTATTGGCAGTAAATAAATCTGGTGTAGATGTAGCATCAAAATCAGGATTAACACCAATTTCAGGTGTTGCTCTTAGTGTCGTGCCATCATCTTCGGTACCTAATCTTCTTCCAAAAATTGTAGAGAATAATGTTCCAATAATTAACGCAGGACCTTCAAAATCAATTCCTGTATTAATACCTGTTATACTTTGTAACTGAGCATTAACTTGTGTTTCAATGTTAACTTGTCCTGTAAAATAAAAACCAGCAGAGTGAAGTGTTTTCTTAAATGAATCTCTCCAGTCATTAATTGTACGACCAACTTTAATAACATAAGAAAAGTCCTGATAGTATAAACTATCTTGTATTCTCATTGTGTTTTCTGAAACGTGACCGTCTTCATTTAAAAATACACCAGCAGTATCAGCAGTTGCGTTGACAGTTGCCGTTGCTGTTGATTGATCGGATTTAGCAACTGTAGCTGTAGCACCACCTGTGCCAGATATTTCTGTGTCTTCAGCAAAAGTGCCTGTAGCATCTTTAACTTTTAGTAAACCTGTTGATGATGAATACGATACAACGGTAGCAGTAATAACTGTAGAACTTGAGTCTAAACCTGTTACAGTTTCATCTGCTGAAAAACTACCAGATAAACTTTTAATTAATAGATAAGCAGGTAATGTAAGTGTAGGAGGTGTTGGCGACTGTTCGTATTCAGCACCTGATTCAACAATCTTTAATGATTGTACTCTACCTATTTCACTACCATAAGCAAAAACAGAAGCACTTGAACCACCACTATCAGTTGAAACAGCAACAGTAGGTAATGAAACATAATTAGAACCACTTTTTATAATTCTAATATCTGTAATGTCACCTGATCCTGTGCCACTCTCTTGTACAACTTTATTTCCTGTGTATGTGTCACCTCTTACAGTTTCATCTTCTAATACAATATGGTCATCAACACTTGAAGTTGATTCTTCTTGTGTAAAACCTCCATTGACAACAGAAACTTTAGCATCAGCATTTCCGCCACCTGTGTTTGTATTTGTAAATATTATATCATCTCCGATGGCATATCCTGAACCAGCATTATCTATTACAAATTCTGTAATACCACCTCTACCAACACCATCTACTTGAATAATAGCTCCGTTACCGCCACCTGTAATTGTGATAGCATCTGTAGAAACATAATTTGATCCATCATTTGTTATGGATGTTGTTGAAGGTATACCTGTAATTGTAGTTTTAATAAAAACATCATCATCATCTGTTTGTGTGCCTCTTATAACTTCACTTGTTTGAAACGTTCCTGTAATAGTATCTTCATTTACAATAATTTCAGATACTTCATTAGCACCTATTTGAAATTTAAATACGTTTTCTACAATAGCAGTAGCATTTGAAGTTTCGCCTGTAATTGTTCTTCCTATTAAATTAGCAGTATCACCTGATTGACTTGTTGTTTGAATTGCTTTTATAATTTTTTGTGTAGACCATTTACCGTCAGATACACGTAACATATTTTCTCTTGGAAAAAATGTTTCTGATTCAATACCAAAAAGTAATCTAAAAAATACTTCGTGTGCCTTAGCAGTACCTTTTGCTCTATAAAGTGATTTTACATTTTTAATTAATGTTCTTTTATCAACGTTACTATCTAATGATTCAGGTAATGTATTTAAAAACTCATTTCTAAATTTTGTTAAAAAGTTAGAGATAACTTTATCAGGATCTCTAAAGTTTAATAACTCTTGTATATTTGTTACAGGATTAGGTTTGTAATTATTAATTACAGCACTGGCATTTGAAGACTCACCTAAAACAGTTTCACCTTCTTCGAATTTATCCTGTGCTGAAATAAACAAACGACCATTTGCTAAATCTTCACCCAATACAGTAGCAGTAGCATTTGAAGTTTGTCCTGTGATTGTTTCACCTCTAGTAAATTTACCAAAAGCAGAACTCTCTAAAATAATTTTATCGCCTGTATCTAATTGTGTTCTATCACTATCAATACGAGAACCATCAAGTAATAAAGCATTTGTTTGAGCAGTTTCAGTTTCTAATTGAATACCATCAGTAGTTTGAACTGAAGTTACAGCTAACTCTGCTGACTCCATAAACGTATAATACGTTTTGATAAACTCTAAAAATTTAGGGTGTTGTTCTAATACAAAGTCAGGTGCTTGACTATTGATAAGATTGGAAATTTTATCCGTAAATTTTGCCATATCTTATTATGTGCCGTAACTAGATGTTGTTGTGTAACCTACTCCAGCGTCAGCAGAACCTCCGACAAACGTATCTGCCTCTACAGTGATTATTGAATTGGCAGTGTCTATTTCTAAAATTTGATCTCTTACAGGAATTATATCATTTGAATTTGGTTGTACAGTTAATTCTATCACACTTGAAGCAGAACCTCTAATATTTTCTACTGAAGCAACGTTTAATGAATTGATTGTAATTTGTCCTGTAGTATAATCAATTGTACCTTGTGTATTGTTAGCATAAACTCTTGTAGCACCTGATAAACTATAACGTCTTACATTTCCTTCGCCGTCATCATCTAAGTAAAAAATAGTTGTTGTGTTGCCGTCTATTTTAAAACCAGATGATACTAAAATACCACCTTGTTGAGCTTTATGTCCTGTATGTGGATTATATAAACCATTTCTAAAATAAACATCATATCTTGTAGATGAACCTAAAGTTGGTGTAAAATTTTTTCTTATTCTTAATGTTGTGATATTTGAAACAATACTTGAATCAGTATCATCAATTAAACCTGTAACTTTTGAATATCTAAACACACCATCAAACTTTGAAAGGGTATCTGTGTTGTAATTTGTTAACGTTGTAATTATATTTGATTTTAAAGTATCAGCAGTTTTTGTAGTTGCCTTTTCATCATACTTAATTGTAGATGTTAAAAGAATCGTTGTTGTTTCAGGATCAACTATTTCTGGTCGAACTGAAGCAACATTATATTGTTGTAATTGTGTTTTGATACTTTCTTTTGTAGCATTTGTAAGTGTAGAACCTGAAGCAGCCTTAATAGCAATTTTGATAACACCATATTGAGGTGTTTCATCATCTTCTCCGCCCCAAGCAGAAACAGATTGAGCATTAGGATATAATTCTTGTACAAGTGTTTCATAATCACTTGTTGTTACTGCTCTGTCTTGCCTTGAATATTGTAATGGTGCGTTATATCTAATTGATTCTTTTGTTTGAGGTTCAGCGCCACCTTGAGCATTTGATTTTGTTGTCAATGTTACGTTTGTAAAACCACCAACATTTCCAGAAAGTGTAAATGTTGAAGCACTATTAGCATCTGTTTTGTTTGTAACAACATATTCTAATTTAATAATGTTGCCATCTGATAATTGATTGCCTAAAATACCGTCACCAAAACTTATTTCAAATTTGCCGTCTTCGACTTCTTGTAAAAAGTAAACTTTTGATGTAGAAGTTAAGCCTGTTAAACCTGTTGCCTTTGTGTAAGTATTTGTAGTGGTATCACTTACAGAATTTTGAACAGAAACTTTTAGTGTAGATGTGTCAGCGTTAGAACTAGGAATAATAAATCTTTGGTCAACATCTGTACTATCAACAGTATAATTAAAATTAACTAACGTACCTTCGTAAATTGATATATCAGAAAATCTATAAACACCTGAACTAGGTGTAATGGTATGAGAAGCGTTAGTTATAAATTGATATGAAGTTCCGTCAACTGTTGTTGTAAAGGCAGTTCCTTTTGCCATTGTGATTGAAGTACCTGTAGCATTGTTAACTAAAATGTCAATTGTTGCTACTGGTGATTTTGCTGAAGTAGGTGTGTAACCTAACATCTTTGCTAATGACACAATATTTTTTCTAACGTCAGCACTATCTAAGTACATTTCATTTGCTAACATATTAGCATTAAAACCTAGGTAGTGTGTGTTGTAAGCAAGTAAATCTATAAGAATAGCAAAACCTGAGCCTTCAAAATCATAATCCTGAAATTCTGATTGTGATTGTAAAAATGTTTTTAAGTTGGTTTTGATTTGTGTAAAATCTAAATCGGAAACTGTTAATTTATTACTTGCCATTTTATCTTAATCTTTCTAAAAATGTTGTTACAACTTGTGGTTCAGCAACTCCTATTACATAAAAATAAATTGCTATTTCATATGAGTTTCTATCATAATCAGGTCTAGCAACTATTTGATTTATTTTTGCTCTTGGTTCATAATTTGTTAAAACTTCTTCCACTTTTCTTTCCAACATAATTGCTGTCATAGGTGTAAGTGGTTCAAATAATAATCCTCTAACACCACAACCTAATTCAGGTTGAAAAGGTCTCTCATAATAATTTGTTTGTACTAAGTTTCTCAAAGACCTTTTTACTGCTACAACATCTTCAACTTTATTAACATCATTTGTAACTGTATTTCTGCCAAAGTCTAAATCTAAATCGCTATAAATTCGATTTACTTTTTTACTTTTATTAGTAGATTGAGCATCATAGTTTATTGCCATAACATTAATATTTATACGTTATCCAAAGAAAACGTTTGAAGAACCTGAAGTCATAGCACCAGCATCAGCACTATCACCAACTCTACCTACAGCAATACCATTTACCCTCACAGTTGATGAACCTGCGTTTAAAAATCGGACGTGATTTGGACAAGGAGGATTCGGTGGTGCTGGATGAGCTACCGTAGGAGCTCCAACAACAATCACTTCTATTCCATTTATCTTTACTGTGCCATTTGTATTAGATGAAGCAATAGTTGTTGTTCCTACACAAGCGTGTCCTGTTGATAAACTATCGCCTACTCTACTAACTGCTGGCATTTTTAGCCTTTAAAGCCTCACGTCTTTTTTCTAATATTATTGCTTGTCTTATTTTTCTGCCGATAGGTATGAATATAGAATGACACATCTCTTTGCCTTTTTTACTAATATATTCTACACTGATTTTTTTGTCTTTATCAAATTCTGACTGAACAGACCTAACAGCTTTTTTTAAACTTACTGCTTCTCTTTCTTTTTCATCACCTTTTTCATTCCAAAATTTAAATAATCTCATTTTTGCCATATATTATGCTCCATTAAATGATTCGTAATCGCCAGCGTCATATTTTACAGTATCTTCCCAAGAATCTTCTACTGTTTCGTGTCGGCAGTATTTACAGCACTCGATTTGATACTTATTACCAAATTCATCAACTACATCTTGTTGGCAAGAGGTGCCACAATGACATTGATGACCGCAATTTTGACAATTTTTCATTTTTTACCTTTTATGTCTATTTATTTTAAAAATTACAACTTGTTTGAATAGATTTCATATTATCCACGTCAATTTCTCTATCTGATTCGACTGATTCTTTAATTTCTTCGCCAATTTTCTCTAAATCGGGTCTAATTTTACAATTTTCCAGTGTTTTTGAA